ATTGTTTTTCCTCTGGGTCAGTTATTAATAAACTTTCTCTGATGTGGGTATTAAATACAACTAAAAGCGGTTCTACTTTTTTATTAAAAGCTTCAACGTATTTAGGTACATTATATTCCCCCTTTAGGTTTGGGTTTTTTTCCATTTCTTCAGCACTAATTAAATAGGAATTAAAAACTAAAGTTCCTTCTGGTGGGTCTTTTTTCGTTTTTTTAACTTGTATATCACCGTGGGATTTTCTAGTGCCATTATTAACATAGAAGATATTATCACCTAATTGTGGCTCTATACCTTCCTTTATTAATAATTCCATATGTGCTTGTCTTGGTAGTGGTTGCCCATTCTTATTAGTTCCTCTATTTTTATATAGTCTTACAGATTTTTTAACCTTAGAGTTATTAGCTATTTGTGATAATGGTATGTCCATATTATAAATTTTTTCTAAATATTCATTATAATAATCAACAAACTCTTTACCTTTACCATCTAACAACATTTTTATACCTTCATTTAAAAATGTTTTTATGTATTTCTGTATAGTCTTACCTTTAATAGTATTACCAGTTAACTTAATTTTACCGTTAGGTTTTAATGTTGCGTAATTTTTCCTTGATAGGTTAATGGTTGCTGGCCATATTTCATCAATATCTAACCCCATGACTTCATGCATAAACCTATCATTATATTCAGCCACGTCAGCATCAATACCCTCATAAGTTTTACCTTTCTCAACAAACCTATGTAAACCTTTTCCTATGTATGTGTGATTATTAACTTTCTCTCCATAAGAGAAGTTAACCCCATCTGTATCTAAAACTAAAGGTTTATAATCTCTTTCCATAAAAAACTGTATCATATGTCTTAGATATTGTCTACCAGTACAAGTAATCATTTCCCCCTCATTAATATCACCCCAATTAAAAATATATGGTGCAGATATAGAACCAAAAGCTGAGTTATTGAATATTTTAATCGGTAATTGTTTTTTATCGTACTTACTACCTAATTTATCATTACCCTCTTTGTAATGTTTAGCCGCCAAATACTTATACTCATTACGTGTGTCTAACAAATATTTTAACATCGCTTCTAATGCACCAGATATATCTACGTCTGGAAATACATTATGTGTTAATTGAATAGATGGGTATAGTGAAGCGTAATCAAATTTAGCTATATTAACACTATAACCCAAATTAAGTAATCTAGATAAACCACCCACAAAGTTTCTTTTTGGTTGGGTATCTGGAATCGCTAAACCGTTTTCGTAAGACCAAGCCATCATTAATAGTTTCCACATTGTAGCTGTACCCATAGTTATCGACCTACCAAAATTAGTTGGTACTAAAGCTGCTGTTAAAAAACCAGCTTGAGCGTATGTATCATCAACTTGTTCTGTTTCTAAAAGGTCATCATTAAGATATTCTTTTAATAAGAATCTACCATTAACGATTTCCCATTTATCTTGATAACCTTCTACATCTTTTCGTTCTGGTTTTATATCTTCTAACCCATACCATTGTCCTGATGTTGGGTTGTAATAAAAATCTTTATTTTCTTTCCATACTTTACCCAACTTATCACCTTCAATATAAACTCTATTATTACGTTCTAATCCAGCTTCTTGTGCTATATATTTCAATCTACCCGATTGTAAACTAGAATTTAGTGCCATAGCTTGTCTAACTCTATGGTATGTATCCATTATATTGTAACCCCACATAGTGGTTTGCTGATAATCTTCTATTTCAGCACCTAATTTAAGTGTTGATGGTTTTCTTTTGAGTCCAACTAGTGGGTGTTTTGTTTTTACTAAATCAGAAGAAATATCTACTGATGTAATTCTGTTATCTTTTTTAGACCTTCTAATACTAGTATCAGATAAACCTAATCTTTCCATTCTAACAAAAATATAATTCCAGTCAAAATTTTCTGAGTTATAACCAACTATGATGGATGGTTCTAATTTATGTATTATTTCAAAAAACTTTTCATACATTTTTTTCTCACCATCCCTACTATATTCACCATCTTCGCCGTAAGCGGTCAATAATTGTTTAAAACCCCTATTATCTTTGATACCAATCATAAAACAATGACCTGTTTCGGGTGTTAAACTAGTTGTTTCAATATCAAATGTTAATTTATGTACCTCAGTGTAGTCTTCATAACCTTTAAATAACCTTTTACCAGTTTGAACCATAAATTGTTCTACTGGTGGTAGAATTTGAACTAGTTTTTTCTCTCTATCCCAAGGGTTGATACCACCTCTCTTAAAAAAATTAACTAAATCACGATATGTACCAGAAGTTTTTACTATATATTTGTAACCATTTTCTAATCTTTGGTTATCACCAGTCTTTAACTTTTCAGTATATATACCAAATTCTCTAGCTTTTTTTCTAATTTTTTCTACATCATCATCGTAGAACCCACTACCTTTCAATGATTTGGTCCAACAAAAAGGTGTGAATTTTTGTACTTTGATTTTTTTACCCTTAATTGGGTCATCAATTACTATATATACTTTGTTAGTTTCGTCTATGGACCAATCACCTGTTTGGTCTAATTCTATTGATACGATGTATTTTTCATCGTCATGACCTTCCAAGAACTTCTTAATATCTTCAGGTGTGGCTTTTAATATTTCACTCATTACATTAGATTTTTGGTAGGGGTTAATCTTTTACCCACTAGTTAATAATGAGATAATAGTAATGATAATAAATTTATTAATAAAGTGCTGGTGGTATAATTATTTTATTTTTTAACTAATAATTCTTTAATTTTTTTCTTAGCTTTCATTAGGTTAGTCTTAGAGGTGTTAGGTGATATACCTAATTCTTCAGCTATTTCTTTGTGTTTTAAATTTTCGAAATAATAAAGTTCAAAAACTTTTCTGTATGCTTTTGATACTTTACTTAATACTTTCTTAATGTCGTTTATATTATACTTTTCTTCGGTAGTTTCTTCTGTATTATCACCAATGTTATCTAAATTAAAATCTGAATTACCATTAGTAAAACTAATTTTCTTTTTTCTTAACTCGTCTAATATATTGTTTCTTATAACCCTAGCTATCCAAGCGTCAATAGAACCCTTACCGTCAAATTTTGAGATGTTTTGGTAAGCTTTTATAAAACCATTTTGACAAAAGTCTTCAGCTTTAGTCTCATCCTTAGTGTACTTTCTACAAACATTATTCATCATTTTATCCCACAATTGATTATATAAATCGTTAAATTTACTGTCACCATTTTCTGTGATGAATTCTTTAATAGTGGTTTTATTTGGTTTTATTTTTAATTTTAATTGGTTGACAAATTCTTTGGCCATGTCCTTTAAAAAAATATTACCGTCCTTACCAAAGTATTGTAGACCAGATATATTAGTAATACATTTATGCCCACCACTGTTAGCTTGAATCATATCCCAACCACTAACTTTTAACAATTTTAACGCTTTAATCTCTTTTTCTGATAATTTTGAATATGGTTTATCCATTACTTTTTTAAGTGCTTGTTGCCACCTTTCTAATGTGTAGTCTTTTGGGACACCTAAAGGTGGTGAATCTAGTCCTTGTATGCCATCTTCTGTTTCTTCAAACATAGCTATCATATCTGTATAATTAAAACCAACTGAGTTTTCATCAAATGATTTATGTTTTTCAGCAAAATATTTTATACTATCAATAGTTATCACCTTATCTTTTAAGGGTGTTTCAAAAACCTTTAAAACATCTTGAGCTATCTCACCTAAGTTTACACCTTTGAGTTCTCTATTTGCCTTAAATGGGTTACAAGAAGCTTGTAATAAACCTAGTGGCCAAGCTATAACTAAAAAATTAGCTTTTGGAAAATTTTTGAATGGTACGTATCTATCGTAAGCACCTGGTTTAAATAATGCTCCACCACCATATTGAGCTATTATACCGTAATCCTCTAAATAACTAACATTATCACTATCTTTTTGTTTATCAATATAATTAGACAAATTAGATTTCATTATATCGGGTGATACATAACCTTCTTCTTTAACTAATTTAACTATATTTTGGTATATGTTTAATAATGATGGGGATGAGTTTAAAACTAAAGTTTCTAAAAAATTAGGTTTGTTTTTGTAAGCCAACAATAGTTTATTTGTAACTAAAGCCATTATATTTTTATTTCTAGATAAGTCTTTTTCTTTGTCTAACTGAAAGATGTAAGTCATAACATCTTCTGGTTTTATACCCATATTAACAAAATCAGCTGAATCTACTGTTGATATCATTTTAATATCTTCGTTAGGGAATATATCTGATGGTGAAACTATTTGTGATATTGTTTCTACGTTAGAACGTGACGGTCTAAATGAAGTAGACGCGTTTTTTTCAGCACCAACTTGTTTATCATGATGGTCTGTGTGTATAATAAACATAGGTTTACCGTGAGCGAAGTCTACTAAGACTGGCATAATATCACCTTTAGCTGATGGTTTTTTTATTGCGAATTCTTTATCACCATATTGGATTATTTCAGCGTCAACGACTTTTATTCCGTTGTTCTCTAAATAATCTTTCATAGCTAAAGCTGTTGTTACACCATCTAAATCTTGGTGGAAATAGATTTTAGCTTTATCATATCTTTTTGATAAATTTTTTATATTACGTAAACCACCTTCTGTTAATATTTTACCTTTAAATAAGATATTCATTATTAATATTTTTATATAAATATCTAGTTAGTGGTCTTCTTGCTAATTTTTAGAATTTTCTAGACTGATTAATTTGTCTAGATACATTTTAGCTTTTTGTAAATCTTGTAGACCGTTTTTATGTCTCCATCTTGTAACATACTTAACAATGTTACCTTCAAAAAAATCTAATTCATGTGAATGTGCGTAATCCCACATCTCTATACCCTTATTGTAGTGGTTTGGGTGTTCTACCTGTTCTTTACTCTTATCTTCCATTTTTACCTAATAATTTCTTTTATTAAATCATCTGATATATCCATTGTTTGGTGTTCGTCACCAATAACTGTATCAATTATCTTACGTTTTTTTTCTAATGTTTTATAAATCATCTCATCGATTGTACCAATAGCTATTGGGTAATAAACATTAACGGTACTAGACTGACCTATTCTGTAAGCCCTATCTTCAGCTTGAGCGTGATTAGATGGTACAAAATCCAAATCGTTCATAATAACTATTTCAGCTTTAGTTAATGTTATAGCTGTACCAGCTGATATTAAATTACCCACAAAAACTTTAATATCGTCATTTTCTTGAAATTGGTCAATAGACCTTTGTTTATTTTTACCATTCATTTTACCATTATGACCTACAGCAATTTGACTAAAGTGGTTCATTAATGCATCAAATGAGTGGGTAAAGTTTGTGAATATAATAACTTTTTTACCGTTTTCTATTGCTTGTTCAGCTAACTCTATACTTTGTTTAGTCTTTTCTAAAGCTAAATATTTTCTCAAAACAACCAATTCTACCATGTGTCTACCTGCACCTAAATTTTTACCCTCACTTTTAGCCCAAGCTAAATACTCATCAAAAACATTACCATATTCTTTCATATCATCAATTTCTACATAATATGGTGCAACTATTTTGGGTGGTAAATCTAGGTGGTCTTCTTTTTTTCTCCTTAGAATTAATCTTTTTGTTCTCTCATGTAACTCTTCTAGATTTGAGGCTCCGTCTGTAATCCAAATATCTCTCATCCCATTCTTGGTTTTTTTTCTAAATTTTTTAGCATCACAATACCTAAAAGCATAATATTGCCAACTAGATGTTAATGGTGAGTCACATAAATTAAGTAGATTGTAGAAATCCATAGGTCTATTAGCTATTGGTGTACCAGTTAATAACCACTTTTTTTTGACCGTTTCTCCGACCTCATTAATTATTTTAGTTCTAGCTGCTTTGGGGTTTTTTGCCATATGACATTCATCTATTATCATTAAATCAAAAACTTCTTCAACTAGGTGCCTATTCACTTCCCAATCTTCATACTTTTTTCTACCATCTTTTAATGTATGAAAATTCTTCAAGATATCATAATTTATTATTGTAAACTTCTTTGGATTCCAATGACCTGTTTTTATAATAGAAATATCTTCTTCTGGGATGAAATTAGATATTTCTCTAAACCAATTAATTTTAGCATTTGCTGGACATATAACCAATATTTTTTCGACACCACTTTCTAAAGCCGCGACAATAGACATATAGGTTTTACCCAATCCCATGTCATCACCTAGTATACATTGATTTTTACTTAATAAAAACTTAATACCCTTTTCTTGATGTTTGAAAGCCCTCCAACCTCTATTATCTTTTTCTTGGTATTTATCGAAATCTACGTCCACTTCAATATCTTTCTCATATAAATTTTGGTACACTTGGGTTTTAGGGATATAAAATGTGGGGGAATATTTTTGGTTTTTAAATACTTTACCTTTAACATGGTAACTTTTAGTTGTGTCCCCTAATACTGTTTCAACTAATACCTTATTTGGTGTATGTTTTAAATCGAACTTTTCTTTTAATTGGGTACCTAAAAAATCTGTAATACCCACCACTTCGTTTAATTGAAAAGGTTCTTTATTAAAATTCCTTTCTACGTATTCAGCTACACTTGGTGATATTGGGAATCCCCCCTCTTTTTCTAGTCTTGTCTTAAGAGAGTTTATATACTCATTATCACCTTTGTATTCAGCTAATTTAAGTAGTGTTTTTTTGTTTTTTAATTTGTTAATATCTAACATATCAGGTTAAATATAGAAACATTTTTAATAAAATAAACTAAATAGGGTATTTCTAAATATTTATAATTAAAATAAACATATGTCTGAAGATAAAAAGTGGCCAATAAACCGTATGGGTAAGTTTTACGACTACCTAGACTTTGGTTTAGAGAATGAAATGGCTCGTGAATATCTAGAAGGTGATATTAATTTCACAGTAATTCTGTTTAGGGTTAATAAAATAACTAGTCAAACTGATGATACTTACGGTGAACCAGATGTGGAGGAGATTAAATTTCACCCCCCAGTAGAATTAAAGGTTAGACCTATATTAGAAGAATCCTCTAATAAATCTTATTCTGAAGGATATGGTAGATATGAAGATTATGGTAATTTAGTTTTCACCGTTTTTGTGGACCAACTTAAAGAGTTAGATGTTGATATTAGTTACGGTGATTTTATTGGGTTCCCTGATAGAGAAGATAATATAAAATATTTTACTGTCTCTAATGATGGTAAAATAAATTCTGACAACGCTAAAACTAGAGTGGGTTACAAAGCTTACTATAGAAAAATTACTTGTGTTACAGCTGACCCAGAAGAGTTTAATGGAATTTAAAAATGGCTTTACCTAAGAAAAGAAAAAAAGATATAGATATTAAAGTGGTTAACCCAGAAGGTGGACCAAAAAGGTGGGTGGACCAGTTCCTAGACCAAAATAAACAGTACTTACCTAGGTCAGTAGATTTCGCTGATTTGGATGGTGGTTTTGTTGAGTTTGTTAATAACGATTTAGGTTTTGAAATCAAAGGTGAAAAAGTACCGACACATTTTTTAACTTTACAAAGGTGGAATGAGTTCGCTAAAATTTGGCCAAATACT